GCCCCGGCATACCGGTCTGGCCCCGTCGCCCCACCCGGACCAACAAGGGCAAGATCCCGCTGTTCATCGTCGGCGTCGATGCCGTGAAGGACGCCGTCTACGCCCGGCTGAAGTTGACCGAACCCGGCCCCGGCGCCATCCACTTCCCGCGCCGCCTCGACGTTGACTATTTCCGCCAGTTAACCGCCGAACGCGTCGTCACCCGCTTCGAAAAAGGCCGACCCATCCGTTCGTGGCAACCCAAGCGCGACGGCGAACGCAACGAGGCGCTGGACACCTTCGTCTACGCCCACGCCGCCCTGCACGGCCTGATCAGCATGGGGATGCGGTTGAACGAGGAGGCGGAGGGGATGATCGTGCCAAGACCGCGCGGGCCAGTGCGAGCCGCGAACAATGGGATCATTCGCTCGAATTGGCTGGATTCTCGAATCAGGTGATCAAAGGGTGGCTTTTAGTTTCGGTTGCCGCATCCCGCTTCCGCTTTTTGGCTGGCTTGTCCGTCAAGGATCGGTAAAAGTTGCAGAAAAGTAATCTCATACGCCTAACAGTTGAAGCAATCAAAAGGCAATAGCGGACCAAGACGAGGGCGGGGCGGCATGGCGACCACAGAACACACCATGAACGATGCGCTTGCGACTTTGCTGCGCAAGACCAAACGTGCTTGGTCTGTCGCTGGTGTGGTGAGTTCCGAGAACACGAAAACAATCAAGAACTCGACAGCCCGGCCCGACATCCTGATCCAAGAACCGGGCATTTCTCCGATCACGATAGAAACCGAAGTCCTGCCTGCGGTAACTGTTGAACCGGAAGCACGGTCCCGACTCGGCTGCCAGGTAGCGACCACCGGCAGGCCGATTCTGGCGAGTGTCGCCGTGCGCTTGCCCTTGCGCTTGCGCACCATGGCTGACTCTGCCCTCGCGGACGAACTCGACAAGGCCACGGATCTTGAATACGCGCTCTTCACTGGCAAAGACCAGACTGAGGCGGATCGCTGGCCTTCATCGGGCTGGTTGAAGGGCACCGTCAAAGACGTCTCGATCCTTGCCCAATCTGCGGCCGTCCCGCCTGCACTGATCGAAGACGCTGTGAACAACCTTGTTGCCGGTGTCTCGGAAGCGGCGGGCATCCTCGATCAGATCGCGGCATCCTTCCCCACTGCCATGGCCAAGATCGCGACCGACCTTTGTCAGGAGGACGGGACACAGACGCGGCGCATGGCGGCAACGATCCTGTCCGACGCGTTCGTTTTTCATGAGTCACTCGCTGGGGCAACTGCGCTGCTCAAGGACGTGCGCAGCCTTGATGCGCTTCGAAGCGCCGGGGAACTGAACAAGACCAAATTGCTTGCTGAATGGCGCAAAATTCTGAAAGTCAATTATTGGCCGATATTCGACATTTCGCGCCGGATATTGGAGGCCGTTCCCACAGCCCAAAGCAAAGTGCTCGTCGAAAAGCTGGCAGAGACAGCCGATCAATTGGTCGAGAACCAACTGATGCGTTCGCACGACCTGACCGGTGCGGTCTTCCAGAAGCTGATCTCCGACCGGAAATTCCTTGCTGCATACTACACGACCCCGGCATCAGCCGCGCTCATGGCCGGACTCGTCCTGCCGCAGACTGATCCGCTTCCGGGTGGATTGTGGGGCACAGACGCAAGCCTGACCTCGCTTCGCATCGGAGATTTCGCGTGCGGCACAGGAACGCTTCTTTCCACCGTCTATCAACGCCTCGGTCAGATTCATGAACTGCACGGCGGAGACAGCGAAGCGATCCATGCCGACATGATGGGTAAGGTTCTGGTGGGCTGCGATGTCCTGCCTGCCGCCGCGCACCTTACCGCATCTATGCTGTCAGGGGCGCATCCTGCCGTAGTCTACAAGAAAAGCCACATCATGACGTTGGCCTACGGAAAGCAGAGTGATGGCGGCATTGCGCTTGGCTCTATCGATTTACTGGATGAACAACGCCGCGCGGCGGTCCTGACGATCACGGCTCAGAAGATCGAAGCAAAGGGCACGTCGGAAAGCGACATCTGGGAGGATCTGCCACACAAGAGCTTCGACATCGTGGTGATGAATCCGCCGTTCACCCGTGCGACCGGGCAGGAAGGCAATAAGGTGGGCGTCCCGAATCCGATGTTCGCTGCGTTCAGTTCCACCGATCAAGAACAGCGAGCCATGTCCCGGGCGACGAAGCGCCTGACCGCTGATACCTGCTATCATGGCAACGCGGGCGAAGGCTCCATCTTTGTCGCGCTGGGCGACAAGAAGCTGAAGGATGACGGCAAGATTGGCCTGATCCTGCCGCTCAGCATGGTTACGGGCGACGCTTGGGAGGGATGCCGCCAGCTTTTCCGCAAGAACTACAGTGACTTGATCGTACTCTCCGTCACTGGTCGCGACGGAGGCCTGATGTCGTTCTCTGCCGACACCGGCATGGGCGAATGCATGTTGGTAGCGCAGAAAAAGAAACCGGCAGGCAAAGAACGCCGCGCCATCTTTGTCGCCTTCGATCATACCCCGTCCTTCCCGATGATCGGCGCAAGCGCTGCCCAGCAGATCACGCGCAACCTGCGCGCCGGGGCAATTGCCAAGCTTGAAGACGGCCCAAACGGTGGAACTGACATTCGGTTTGGCGACGATGTGATCGGAACCATGATCGACGCGCCCCTGCCCGAGGACAGCGGATGGAACCTGGCGCGGATCGCCGACCTGGCATTGGCGCAAACGGCGCATCAGCTGACCCGCAATGGCCGCGCTTGGCTTCCGGCCATGGCCGAGGCGAAGGCAATCGCAGTGCCCATGACCACGGTCGAGAAACTGGGTAAGATCGGACCGTATCATGCCGACATCCAGGGCGATGCCACGAACGGTGGCGTTCGCGGCCCGTTCAAGATTGTCGACGTCAAAAAGGGCAAGGTTCCGACCTACCCGAGCCTTTGGAGCCACGACGCAGTGCGCGAGCGGACCATGGCCTTCGACGCATCGGAAGAAGCGGTGTCACGAGTACCGAAGAACGCGGATGAGAAGACGGTAATTGACCGGAAAGTCAATGAAGTCTGGGCGACAGCATCGCACCTGCATTTCAACCGGGACTTCCGCTTCAACAGTCAGTCAACAGCGGTCCAGTTCTCACAACGACTTTCTCTGGGTGGCAGGGCGTGGCTTTCGATCAAGATCGGCCCCATCGAAAAGGAAAAAGTGGCAACCCTATGGGGTAACTGCAGTTTGGGCCTGCTGTCCTATTGGTACTTCGCGAACAAGCAACACGCGGGCCGAGGATCAATCGGTAAGAACCAACTCGCCACGCTGCCCTTTCTTGATGTGTCAGCCCTGACACCCGCGCAGGTCACGGCAGGCGTGAAGGTTTTTGACGATATGCTGGCGCTGGACCTTCAACCGCTCCATGACCTCGCCACTGATGCCAATCGGCATGAACTGGACCGGCGCTTCCTGACCGAATGCCTTTGCTTCGATCCGGCCATCGTCGCCCCCGGCGGGCCGCTCGACCTGATGCGCCAGAAACTCGCCGCCGAACCCTCCATCCGAGGCGGAAAGGCCTGACAAGAACGGGGGTCTGCATCGGGTACCAATCCCGTTCAGTCTTTCCCGAACATTACCAATAGCTTGCCGCACACCTGCCATGCGACTCTCCCTGCATGCGCAGCCTGCTCCACCGTCTTTTCAGCCGCCCCGGCACCCGTACGTTTGACGCTGCGGGTGGCGGTCGGCGTTGGGAGGGGGCGCGGACGGTCGATGGGCTGAACACGGCGATCCTCGCAGGGGCGACCACGGCAGCGCGGCGGGCCGGGTGGTATGCGCGCAACAACCCTTGGGTCGCGGCGGCGGTGGACAGCCTGGTGGGCAATGTCGTCGGCGCAGGGATCAAACCGCAGTCCACCCATCCCGACAGGGCGGTGCGCGAACGTCTCCAAGTGCTCTGGCTTCGCTGGACCGATCATGCCGATCCGGGTGGGCTTGCGGATTTCTACGGTCTGCAAGCCATGGCCGTTCGGGCAATGGTCGAGGGCGGCGAGAGTTTCGCCCGGCTGCGCGTCGTGCCCGACGCCCCTGCCGTTC